TGTCGTGCTTCAACTCCATTATAATTGAGTAAAAGTCTTTTGAAGTCTTGTACTCTGTCACTACCTACAACCATAATTATGTGGTCATACTCATTTAAATGAACTGCAACCTCAATTGCAGTCCTCAATCCAGAAATTGGTTTATGACCAGCCATTTCTCTAGGAAACATCTCTTTGAGATATTTCATTTTAGATTTATGACTGAGGGGATTCTTTTTATTATCTTGGGAATAACTTCCAAAGATATGTGCATCTCCACCCTTCTGTCTTGCAACTTTCTGTACAGCTTGCAACAATTTCTGATGACCGATTGTAGGGGGATTAAATCTACCAAATGTAAAAACAGCAGTAGACTTCTTTCCCTCTACAAATTGAGTAAATCGCTTCATTACTTTTTATACTTTTTCTCTCTCATCATATTTTTGACTTTATCAAGAAGAGTTTCATTTTCATTTTTCTTCTTCTTGTAAATTGTAGTCATACCACCTTTTCCAGTACCATATCCCTCTGCTTGAGGTTCTTTAGCACGTTTCATTTTCTTCTGACCATAATCACCTTTTTGTTCATCATCAGATTCATTCTTAATAGCCTTATCAACTGCTTTTCTCTTCTTATGAAGATATTCATCAGAGTCATCAGTATCGCCATCATTGTCAATATCTTTATCTTTTCGATCCTTAAATTTCTTTTTGAGAGCTTTTGAATCTACCTTATCCATACCTTCACCATCATCCGATTTGTCATTGGATGCATCTTCCATAACCTTTGTTATGTCACTTCCAGACACATAATCTGGTAACATTTTTTCCAAGTCATCACGACTTACATTTTTCATCTTTGCAACTTTTTTTGCAAAAGCTTTCATAGTTTGAATTTTCATCATTTTTTTAGCAACATCACTACCTGACATTCCTTCTTCAACTTTTACTTTACCTTCAAGAACCTGTCTAATGGTTTCATTGATATCCATGTTTTCCTTTTCTGTTTCTTCTATGTACATATTGAGTTCAAACTTTTTGTTGTCTAAGTTCGCAACTTGTATGTGAACTTTCTTTTTCTTGTCTGTTCCCAAAATGTATCGATTAGTTTTACCTTTTGATGGTTTTTTAGGTCCAGTTGCGACCTTGTTATCAATCTCTTCTGGATCTACTGTAAATCCTTTTTTCTTAGCATGAGCGTATGCGTGTTGCATTGCAGATGAGAAGTCTTTGTGATAGAGTTCATAGTCAGCTTCATTAATCTCAACTTCTTCATTTGGACCCAAAATACCTAACTTTTTTCTCCGAGCAGTTTCTCTGTCTCTTTTTTCATCTCCAGCAGTTTTTCTATTTGCGTGCTTAGGAGTTTTTAACTTTTTTCTCATTTCTACGTCATCATAAGACTTTCGTGCTTCTTCAAGACCTTCCTCATCATCATGTGGAATTGGTTCTCCGTTTGCATCCTTTTCGTGATGTTCATTTTTTAAACCAGTTGGTTGGAACCCCTGAGATGATTTCTTATCTCTAAGTTTCTTGAACATCTTTACACGATCTTTTACTTCCTTAGATGCTTCATCAACATCATCTTCTTCTTTGACAGGTTTTCCACCCTTGGAAATGATTCCATTCATTCCTTCTTTCTTGATTTGTGCAAGAAACTTTTTGGCATCTTCCAAAGACATAAACTTACTGACCTTGATTGGGCCTTTCTTTGAAGATGCATATTTGACCTCAAACTCAGGCTTTGCTTCCTGAAGGTCTGGTGTAACTCCGTCTACAAAATCGACTTTGCGAACACCTACTTGTTCTTGGACTTCCTGTAATGCTTCTGTCCAACTTTTTGTATATCTCATGGTTCTCCTATTTGTCCCAATTCTTTATGGCTGTAAAATTATTAAATGAAAATTCTAGTCTATCAACTAGTTTGACAGCCCTCTGAGAACTGTCTGCGACAACATACCCTTCGGGCGATGTAACTTTATATCCGTCTTTAGTTTTTATGAATGTACCTATTCCTAATTGTTTTATACTGTTTAATTTTTTTATTACTTTATTTTTTGCATTTACAATATTAATCATAAATTCTGAAACTGCCACCATATTTGTAGTATGTCGCCGCAGTTCTTTAAAAAATTCCTCTTTGCGTGCCATCCATTGTTTTTTAGACTTTTCGGTTTTCTTTGTCAGAGTAATTTTTACAAATCCTTCGTGTACAAATTTGAAATAATTTGAAACCATCATTCTTGGATTCGTTCTTATATTTTCACGAATCAAAGAATTTTGAAAGGTTTTCCATGCAACTGATACTGGAAGAGTTTCTTGTAATGCAGGCCACTCATTCATTTTCCTTGAATCAATTCTACGAAATACCTTTCCTGCTTCTGATAAGTCTTTGGTAATATCAACTGTTTCTGCCTGAGTAAATTTAATGGTTCCAGACAAATCTTTATAACTAGCTTCAGTATGCCATACAGAAGATACTTGTTTCAGAGGTTGGTTCATCCCATACGATGCAAACATTCCTTCTAAAGTGTCTCCTGTATAAGTTGTGTGCCATACTATTCCAATTTTAGATTTTGATATTTTTCTTCCAATATCAGAATCTTTTGGTACTGCATACATTATCGTATTCGGTTGGAAGGTGTGATGGTCACGAATTTCAGACTGTAGAGTTGACTTGAGATACAAAAGATCTCCTTGTATAACTCCTTTAATTCCCAACTTAGAAAATTCACTAAGTGCAGTTGAAAATGCCTCCCCTAAATATCCCCCTAAATTAATGTCAGATTGTTTCTTGTAAAGCAAGGGAGTTTTATTAAACAACCCTTTCTTCGCAACAAAAAACTGACCATCTGAAGGGTCTGTTCCTGCAAATATCGCAGGAGCACCATCCCACTTAACAGTCATGTTAATTTTTGTTGTTGACTCTCCTGCCAACATATCTCTCAACGACTGAATAAATCGTATTGCAGCTCTTCCACCCTCTATACCATTATTTAGAATTTCATCTTCAATATGTTCAAGATGTAGATTCTTTCCTGGCGCTTCTACCAGATAATTACGAAAATTAAGCATAATTTAGGGTAGTTTTATTGTACCACTAATACCCAAACCCAACCCATCAATCATTTCTGATGCTGGTTTCTTTTTGAGTACATCAAAAAAATTACCAACTCCATCCACTACTTTACTTAAAAGTGAGCTTACCATTCCTTTTATACCTTTTCCTATTGTTGCAAACCCCTGTCTAATTTTAGAGAAAAATCCCCCAAATTTAAACTCAACTAGTACTTCTTCTAATAACATTCCTTGTGAAATTTCAGTATTTACCTCAGTGATGTTATATGATTTTAATGTTTCTCTTGCTTTCTTTTTCCTAGCTTTATCGGCAGTTGGTCTTTTCAATATTTCTTGGGCATCTTTTATTTCTTGTTTAATTCTTAGTAATTCTTTATGGATTGCCTTCGTATTGCTATCATATTTCAAATTGACAGCTACTTTACTTATACTATCAAAAACCTCTCGTTCTGTCTTGTTACCTGAAATCAATTGAGTTGTCAATCTAAGAGTCGAATCTCCAGTTCTAGCTGCACCAGTAGGTAAAGTTCTTATATTTGGTGTACTGACATTTGTAGCCGCAACCACATACGGAGATCTTGGAGATTTAATTTCATCAAATCCATCTGGTGACAATACATAACTTGCATAGGGTGCTGAAGGGGATGGTTCTTTGTCGTTTTCAAATTGACTATTATCTGCTGGGGATCCTCCTTTACTATTGTACTTGTTATATGCAGTCATGCCTTCAAATGTAATATATTGTTTAAGTAATTTATTGGTATTTAATGAGTCCTGTAACTCAGTTTTGAGTTGTTTTATGCTTTCTTCAATTACTCCATATCCATTTTTGACTTCTATTTTTCTCATATCTTCTAAGATTTTATTTATATCTACAGTCTTAGATTTTTTCCCAGAAGAAGTGAATGCCTTATCTAAACTTCTCTTGAATGACCCTATTCCAGATTTTTCTGTACCATAATCTCCACCCTTATCAGTTAATTTATCTCTAGAATAAACTTCTGATATTGCAGTCTTCTTAACTCTATCAATAATTTCTATAATCTTTTCGTTTATTTTTCCACCTTCATTTTTTTCATATCTGTTCACTGCACTCATAAAAATACCATTAAATTCATCTTTGTTTTGGGTGGAAGCTATTACCATTGACCCTGACAATTTTACAGATGTAGGCATCCATCGGTTTCCCTCAATAATGATAATATCTGCCTTAGCTTGATTCATACCCTTACCATCATAATTAGATTTAAGATTATAATGCTGTTTTTCTGTTTTAGCTCCTGTTGTTACACCATCTTTATATACATTTTTCACTGTTTTTGATAAAACTTCTGCACTAGCTGAACCCTTAATTTCAATATTAGTAACCCCTTCTTCTGGAGAAACTTTATTCTTTACACAATAGTTGATGAGATTGACAATATCTACTTCAAAAGCTTTTGCTTGTTCGCCTGATGCCTTTTCAGCCAAGTAACCCTTAAAAGATTTCATTTAATTTTTGGATAAGAGGGAACCAGATTCTAAGGTAAGATTTTCAAGTTCCCATGTTACAAAAAGAGGGGAGTGGTCATGCCCCGTAGGTATATTCCCTGACTTGCACCCTCAGAGAGTATTTATACTAATTGAACTTCCAATCGGTAGTATCTATGTTTTGGGCTTTATCAAAGGCAGGCGTATCATCCTGTCCAGAATCCACAATATCCTCTTGTGCATCCTGTTCACAATCATACAGTTTCATTTTCGGTCTGTCAATCCCGACAACGAACTTTTTGTTTTTAGTGGGGTCATTATAGCGGTTCTTGAGTTGTTTAACCATAATTTGGTCAAGTTTTTCAAGTTGTTCAGTCTGAATGAGAGCGAACATGAAATCCGCTGTAGCAGGTAAACCGAAGCTCTCACTGGTATCCTCCAATCCGATATCAGTACTTTGAAATCCCGAGCGAGTCGTTTGTGTAGCCGATACGATTGGTAAGTTATGTTCCACAGCAAGTCCTCTGAACTCTTCTGCAATCGCCTTAATATAGAAGTACGATCCAATGTTAGCTCCTGTCTTAAATCTAGATGATGCACAAATATTTATATAATCAATAAAAATAATATCTGGTCTGAAATCACGTTTTAATATGAGTTCTTTCAATAATCCCTTGAAATGTCCAGTATGTGCAGTTGCAGTAGGATATTCCTTGACAACCAAGGTTCCTTGAGTCTTATTTTTAATTTTATCAACTGAAGACTCAAAGACTTGTTTAGGGAGACTATGAAGTTCATCAATAGTCAAGTCCATGAGATTTGCATCTATGCGTTCTGCAATCCTTTCCTCTGCCATTTCCAAAGTAATATACAAAACATTTTTACCTTGAATCAAACAATTAGCAGCTTGATGGCACATAAAAAGAGACTTACCGACACCAGTTCCAGCAAGACATATATTGAGAGTTTTATTAGGAAGTCCACCATTTGTTATTTGGTTGAAGAACGATAAGTCGAAAGGTATTCTCTGCTCTTTTTTATGATAAAAGTCAAAACGCTCGGAGGCGTCATCAATATAATCGTGACCAACAGAGCTATCGAAACTAACAGAAAGAGCATCGGATAGAATATCAGGCAGACTACCAGTGTCGTGATCCTTGTCATCACCATTAATAATGTGGATTCCTTTAAGGACTGCAAGGTGAAGGGCCCTATCTTTGCAATATCGTTCTGTAGCATCAACCAACCATCTTTCATCAGTTTCCTCAGCTGCCAAGGAATCAAGTACCTTTTGAGTGCCTTTCCAAGTTTCATCATTTAAGTCACTCCTTTTTTCCAACTCAATATATAGAGCTTCCTTGGAAGGAAGATTATTATATTGTTCTATAAATTTAGATATTTCTTCATATATAAATTTTTGTTCTCTACTCTCAAAATATTCAGTCTTCAGAAATGGTAAGACTTTCCGACTGAAGTTCTCGTTGCTCAGCAAGTGACTCAGAATTGTTGTCTCTATAGATGATGTCAACTTGATCCTCCTTTCTTATTCCTTTTTCTAAACATGATATTAAAATGTCTCCACATACATTGTGGAACTCTTCTTCAAATTCAATGTGATTATCATTTTCTGTTTTAGCTATCTTTACAGTAAAATGCAAATCTAATCCCCCATTTTCAGTCTCCTCACCAACTTGTACTTCCTCGTAAAGATAAATCGTACCTTTAAATTTACCTTCATCAATACGAATTGCAGTAAATTTAGATTCATCATTATCACGAACTACAAATGAATGTTTGACTGTTTCTATATCTTGATATTCTTCACTCAAAACAATACTCCTATAATAAAAATTAGAAACAAAAACACACAACCCAATCCAATAACTTTAGCCCAACTAAAATCACCAAAATAATCTGGATGGTCTATATCTCTTGGTGTATATCCTTTTTTATACATAGTGCAAATAACTCCCTAAAATATATTTTTCTTGGTCCACTGGAACATTTCCTCTGTGAACAAATTCCCATG